CGTCCGGCCCCGGCGGCAACCAGAGCACGGCGATTGCCTTGGGCATCGGCTACAAGTACACCGCTGACACTGTGATCAATGCGACCACTGCGGGCGCAACGGCTACGGCTGGCGAGGTGCTTCGTGGCGCGATCATCTATACCATCTAATACAATCGGGGCGGTGCAACTCCCGCCCCAACCAACTATGAAAAATATCCTAATTGGTTTGTTTGCACTCGCGGCGGTGACGGTTGGTGCGCAGGAATACAAGAGCCGTCAACCGTATCCTTCGGAAGTTGAAAAGCTGGCTGGTGTTTCTGATTACATTCAGGACGGCCCGCGTTACAATTTCACGCTGTATCGTCCCGGCCAAGATGAGCAGTACACGTTGCAGCCCTACCACAATGTGGTGGCGTTTCGCAGCAACAGCCAGCTTACGAACGTGGTTGTGATTCTCCCGAATCCGACCAATTCGCTTCGCCGGTCGTACCGACTCATTGCGAACGGTAACGTTACCATCAAGCTCACCAATACTGTTGGTGCGACTTACAACACGGCGACCAACGTGACTGCGTTGTCCACCTTTACGTCTGCCACAAACAGCGCGTTCTTGGTGTATAACAACGACGGCACGAACTGGTTCATCTCGCCGTACTAATCCTGCACTTGCCGCACGTCGGCGCGTGCTCCTCCGGGCGGCTTGGGTTTTTCATGTTTACTCAAGCCGCCTTTTACTTTATCGTTAACTCGTTATGGCACAAAGCCAACTTGAAGTCAGTCAGGCCGCTCTATACAAGATTGGCTCGACCAGCATTTCCTCGCTGTCGGATACCAGCAAGGAGGCGGTTGTTTGCAATGCCCGCGTGGACATCTGCAAGCGGGCTTTGCTGGAAATGCACCCGTGGAACTTTGCGGTCAAGCGCAAGATCGTCCGCCCAACCGAAACCAGCTACACCGCATTGGCCGACAACGGCGCTGACGATTACTTTCGGGTCACATCCACATCGCACGGACTGGCTTCTGGCGACCGCGTTACCATCACGGACGAGACGGCTTATCCGACTGTTAACAGAACATGGGAAGTTGTCTACGTCGATGCCAATAACTTCGACCTGTACGATTCCGTATTTGCTGGTAGCGGAACGGTAACTGGAAACTGGACGCGGGCGGCTGCGACCAATTACGCCTACTCCATCGCCAAGCCTTCCGATTGCCTGCGCGTTTTGCGCATCAATGAGCGGGTCTATTCCGCTGAATGGCGGGTTGAGGCCGGGCGCATCTCAACCGACCTGAGCGAGCTGGAGATCAAATACATTTATGACGTGTCGGATTATACCACCATGTCGGCGATGTTCTACGAATGCCTTGCCCTGTATCTGGCTTGGGATATTTGCGACCATCTGACTGCCAGCGATAGCAAGAAGCGCCAGGCTTGGACCGACTTGTTTGGTGGTGACGGAAAGATCGGCCTGATTCAACGCGCCCGATTCATTGACGCTACCGAGGATTCCTCGCCTGTCATTGAGTCCAACGACTGGCTCCTGTCCCGCAACTCAAACGCTCTGGCGATGCCTACTCAGTAATGCCTCAAGCCAATCTAGCACAAACAAGCTGGCGCTTCGGTGAAGTGTCGCCGCTCCTGCGCGGGCGGGCCGACTTGGACGCCTTCAAGCAGGGATGTGAGAAGCTGGAGAACTTCATTGTCACCCCGCAGGGTTCGCTGTTGCGCAGGCCGGGCACGGAGAACATCTCCTACATCACGTCCGAGGCGTTGCGCCTGATTGAGTTCCGGGCATCTGACAACGACTCCTACATCCTCAAGATTTTCAAGGGAACCTACAGCGCCTACAATTGGGGTTCGCTTGTGCTCAAGAACGGCGAATTGCTCTACGGCCTGAACGGGCAGCGCATTGAGCAGATTACCGCAGACGGTTCCGGTGACGCGCTTATCCGAATTACCAACCACCAGCTTTCCATTGGCGACCCGGTTTATGTTCAGGGCTGTAATGGCGGTGTGGCTGACGGGCGTTACGTGGCGACCGTAACGGACTCGAACCATGTTACTCTGGTCGGAACAGCCCCGACTACCTACTCTGGCGGCGGCGTTCTTTACTTCGACAAGCTGGGCGATTCGGGCGGTATTGGCCGGGTGATTCGGATTACAAATGCAACGCTTGCTGCTAGCGAGATTACATTTACCACGTCCACGGTTCATGGTTTTTCAACCGGGGACAGGATTGGTGTTACTGCCGTGCTTGGTGCGGTTGAGGCAAACGGGCAGTGGACGATTACCGCCACGCCAACCACCACCACGTTCAAGGTAGCCTATACCGGAACACTGACCGCCTACACCAGCGGCGGCTGTGTCAGCAATTCGGCGCTGCTGATTCCGATGAATCCGCTGCACACCTACACTAATGCGCAGCTCAAGCAGTTGAGCAAGTGCCCCAGCGCGGACGTGATGTTTTTTGCCCATCCCGAGCTTTCCCCGCATACGCTATCGCGCCTGTCCGATCATCAGTGGGAATGGCGCAAGATGGAGTTTGTAGACGGGCCATACCTTGATCGGAATCGCGGTTACACGCGCCTGAAAGTTAGCAACTTTGAGGATACAGCGACGTTCTTTGATCCGGTCGGCAATGTTAATTTTGTTGCTGGTGATGTCGGTAAGTTCTTGCAATACCGGGAAGACAATCAGTGGAAGCTGGCTGAGGTAACGACCTACACTGACGCTGAGCATGTCACTGCCGACATCAAGAGCAACCTCCTGTTAAACCTTGACGAATCAATTGCACTTAAAAGCTCACAGGTCGGCGCTACATACAGCAGGGACGACCTGAACACAGAGTATTACGATAAATGGAAAGACGTTAAGAACAGGGGGTCTAAAGGTCACAACTTCAACATGAATGTGTACCTTTACCAGAAGCGAATCGCCACGCTAAAGGCCACAAATGGCATAACGGCATCGGCTGATTTGGACGGGGTTAGTGTTGCCAATAAAATTTCAAGCACTTACGCCGGGACGTTTACTCGTAACGATGTCGGCAAGTATATCCGCGACCAAAGCGGGGCGTGGAGAAAGATTACCGTATTCAACAACGACAAGTCTGTTGATTGCACAACCCCGACCCGCATCGCCGGGGCATCTGACACCAACGAGGCCGACTTGGTTTATTACGACCGCGCCATCACCGCGACCATCACCGCGAGTGGGCCTAGCCTTGCAGACTCGAACGTCTTTTCATCGACCGATGTTGGCCGGCCAATCCGACTGAACTTCTCAGGCATCTCAGTTTGGTGCCGCATCACGGCATATACCAGCGCAACCCAAGTCAACGTTGAATTCTTTCAAGAGGTTCCACTTGACCCGAAGGATAACGTTTCAATCCGAAATGGTGGCGTCGTTACGGACTGGCAGCTCGGGGCATGGAGCGATGCGACCGGCTACCCGAACAGCGTTTGCATCCATGAGCAGCGCCTTGTGTTCGGCGGAAGCAGAACAGAGCCTCAAACTATTTGGATGTCAGTCAGTGGCGACTATTGGAACTTCTCGCCAACCGAACCGGACGGCACGGTTCAGGACGATAACGCCATCACCTATACTATCGCATCGGAAGATGTCAGCCCGGTTGTGTGGATGATTAGCGCGAAGGTGCTGCTTATCGGAACGCAGGGATCGGAGTGGCAGGCCAAAGCGTCTTCGTCCTTCATGGAGCCGTTGACACCGAGCAACATCAGCGTTACGCCCCAATCCTCATACGGCAGCGCCCCGAACCATCAGGCTCAGCGCGTGGGTAATTCCATCTATTTCATCCAGAAGGACGGAACCAGACTGCGCAAGATGTCGTACGACTTCAATTCGGACGGCTGGGTTTCGTCCGATGTGTCGCTGGCGTCGGAACACATGATGCGTAACGGGCGCTCTGGCGTTCAGTTGGCGTATCAGATTTCGCCCTTCTCGATTCTTTGGTTGTTGCTGGACGACGGGACGCTTGCCTCTGCCACAATTAACGAGGATGAAAACCAATTTAGCTGGGCACACCACACCCTTGGGCAGTATAACTCGGCGTGTGTTACCGATTCGATATTGGTCGTCAACAAAGATGACAATACCTATTCGAGGCTCTACATTGCGGGTGTCCGAAACAACTCGGCCCGCTATCAGGTGGAGCGGCTTGGCTTGTTCTGGTTGCCGTCAAGCGACACTGCTAAGTCAGCCTTAACCGTTGCATATCTCGATGACTACACTGAACGAACTCTCAGCGCAGCCACAACCACGACGCCGAGCACAAATGTCCCCGATGGGGCTTCGGTTGGTGTTTGGATCAACGGTGTTTACATCGGGACAAAAACTGTATCTTCAGGCTCCATCAGCCTTGGCGCTACCTACAGCGGAACCGCCTACATCGGATATGTCTACACATCCACGCTCAAGCAGCTACCACCCGAAGGCGGAAGCGGCTTCGGCGTCTCGCTCGTAAAGACCAAGCGCGTTCACAAGGTTGGCGTCCGCGTATTCTCGTCCTACAAGCTCAACCACGGCCCGACCGAATCAAGCATTACCGAGCACGTGCTTCCCAATACTACAACTAATTTGTACACTGGTGATGACAAGTTCTCGCTCAAGCGCGATTACGATTACGAAAGCGGCTACGTCCTGTCCATCAGCGAGCCTTGGCCGCTGAACATCCTTGCGGTTGCCCCCGAACTGCAAACCAACGAATAACATGAAACCAACAGAATGGAAACCTGCTTCTGGAGAGAAGGCGACTTGGGCAGATTATTTAATCTGGCTTTCAGGAAAGCGCCTGTCCGATTTTGAGGATGGATCTTTTGATCATTCCAATCTTAAGCGGATAGACCATGTAATCATGATGGCGGCTATTAACTGCAAACCAACGAATGATACGCGAAGCCACCATTAACGATGTTATCGAGTGCGGCAAGCTGGCCGAGGAGTTCTACTTTGCCCGGAACAAGGCGGGCGAGTTCAACTCGCAATGCTTCATTGAGTTTTGGGGCAAGATACTCGCATCCGGCCAAGGCGTCATTTACCTCCGCGAGGTTGATGGTGTCCCGCGTGAGGCGATTGGCCTTATCTATCATCCGAATCCGTACAATGGCAAGCCATGCGCTTCGTCCATGTTCTGGTTCGTTACCGAGTCACAAGGGCTGGCTTCGGGCGCTTTGTTTGAACACGTCATGGGAGTTGTGGAAAAAGGGGGGATTATGGAATTCAAGATTCCATTGTTGTTGGATGAGCGGCTTGTCCGCATCGGTTCGTTTCTCAAGTCGCATGAGTTCGATGTCAGCGACCTGACCTACATGAAGGAGATCAAGTAAATGCCTCAAGCAGCAATACCGTGGATTGTAGTCGCCATCAGCGCGGCTGGCGCAGCCGCAGGCGCGTACTCCTCTGCCGAGCAGGGCAAGGCCGCAGAAGAGGCTTCCAAGCGTAACGCCAAAGCGCAGGATACCAACGCCCGCGTTGCTGCCGAGCAAGCCCAATACGCCGCTGACCGGCAACGTTCGGAGAACCGGCGCAGGCTGGGGGCACAACGGGCCGCTGGAGCCAAGAGCGGAATCGACCTGTCGGGCGGTTCGTTTGAGGATGTGCTTCTGGACTCGGCGGGTCAGGGCGAGATGGACGCACTGGCTTCCATCTATCAGGGCCGGGCCGCAAGCGCAGCCTACCAGAGCAGCGCCCGCAATTCGTTGCTCGAAGGAAGGGCAGCGAAACAAGCTGGCTATCTGCGGGCAGGCTCAACCTTGCTCAGTGGCGCGTCCGATACCGCAACCAAGTGGCCAAAGATGTAATGCCTAAGATCCCTACATACATCGCGCAACAGGGAATCAAGACCGGCCCGGTTGCTGACCAGATTAACGTCGGCGCAATGACCGCGCCCGCTGCTGCCATCGGCAGCTTTGCCGGAGCCGCTCAGGATGTGGGCGCATTCTTCCAGTCTCGCGAAAAGGAACGCGAACTGCGCTGGTCTGGCGATGCCGAATACAAGTTTACCAATGCCATGACGGAGTGGCACATGGAGAACAAGGATCGGGAGGACTACGGCCCGGCCTTCAAGGAGCACTCCGAGAAGATCCTGGACGACTTCGTTTCCGCCGCTCCGTCCAAGCGGGCTGGTGACGTGCTCAAGCGCCAGCTTCAGGGCAGCATCGCCCGGCAGTACGACACGGCGCTTCGGGTGGGTGAGGATAATCGGTTCAAGAACTTCGAGCTGTCTGAGCACAACTCGACCCAAGCCTACATGGAGATGTTCAGGCAGGGTCAGGCGGTTGACCCGGAGGGCGCGTCTCTGGTCATTGAAGGTCAGCTTGCGGGACAGCTCGCCCGCATCAATGAAGCCTTTGCCGAGAAAGCCCCGGCCTTTGCGCTGAAGATGCGCAGCCAGGCGGTTCGGACTGCCATCGAAGGGGTCATGGATACCGACCCGGATCTGGCTGAGATCCTTTTGATGGGGTCGAAAGACATCCCTGAGAACTTCCGGCAGGGCAAGCTTGAGCAGATTAACCAGTCGCGCAAGCAGCTTCGCATATTGGACGCCAGAGCGTTCCAATCCTCCATTGAGGACAGCATTGCCAACGCTCAGGAGCGGGGCCAATACGCCACCCTGCCGGGCGTTGACACATTCAAGGCAATCTATCCGACCGAGCCTGCCGCACTGGCTGCATACGACAGCTACAAGGAACAAGTAGACGTTCACAATACGGCGCTCGATTTCATCAAGGACTTTAGCGGCATGGCTCCCAACGCCATGCAGCGCGGGCTTGAGTCCACCAAGGACAAGGTTGGTGGTGTGGTTGGCCAGAAGGCTAGGGCGGAAGCGGGCCGGATGATTAAAGCCCTGTCCGATTTCGCCAACGACAACCCGGTCGAATACCTTCAGAACTACAACCCGACCGTATCCAAAATGCGGCAGTTGTATGCGGGCGCTACGGACCAGAACCGAGCGGCCATGTTTACCCAGCTCAACGCGGAGACGTTGCGGTATCAAGGCCACGCTCCGGCTGGCGCTCCCGATGCGGAGTATTACCTTGGGCTGGATGCTCATCAGGCTTCTGTGGTGCCCAAGGCTCAAGCGGAACAATTCGCTGGCAACATTAACAACGGCACACCGGACGCCAAGGTCAAGGCGATTCAGGACTTTGAAGCCATGTATGCAGGCGACCCGCAGGTTGCTGCTATTGCATGGCGCGACCTGACGCAGTTGCCCGAAGGCAAGCGCGTATCACAACAGGCGCAGTTGCTTAAGCTGCACTACAAGGAACCGTACGCCCGCCAGCTCGCCGAGGCGCTTGGCAAGGCCAACGAGAACGCCAAGAACAAAGGGCTTAAGATTGATGAGTATGAAAAGACCCTTGTTACCAACAAGGACTGGCTGGCTTTCGCTTCCATGTATGGGGGCGACAATAAGCAGAACGCTGCCATGGTTGCTGGATTTAGAGAAGCGATTGTGTCTTATGCTGCTTCGCTTGATATAAGCAACCCGGCCCAGGCTGTAAAGAAATCAATCGAGACTCTTGTTGGCAACAAGTTCCAATTCGAGGATGTCGGCGACCAGACCATTCCGTTCGCCAAGTGGGCTGGCCCGGATGAAAGAATGCGCAGCGACTCCGAGATGAAAGAGGCAGTTACTCGCGTCCGAGATAATTTCGACAGCACCATCATGGCAAGCGGGTTAATGCAGACGATGGACAACGGCGCTCCGCTTTGGCCTCTAGCTCCATACAACGCCACCCAGCAGGCAATCGATACCTACATCCAAAACGATGTGAACAAGAACAAGATGCTTGTACCGTCCGAGGATGGCAAGGGCATGTATGTCTACATGAAGACCGAGCTGGGCATCCCGGTTCAGTTGCGCACCAAGGACAAGCGCCCGCTGTTCATCTCGTTCGATGTGGCTGGCAAGCGGCACAATATGCCGCTGCGTCAAGAGGTTCAACGAACCGGCCTGAAGACGACTGCTCCTGAATTGATTATCAAGGATGACGAAGGAAACTTCATCGACCCTCAAGGTAACTATGTGAAGCCGCCTGAGCAGCCGCGACAGATCAACGACTTCTAATGTCATTCGCATTTCCACCAGTCGAAGCGGAAACGGGCATACCGATTACGGGGCGTGACGCCTCGTTCACGGATTACCTTGGCCTGAAGTTTACCATTGGCGCAGGTCAGACGGCGGGCCGGGCCATTACGGGAATGATCGGGGATCTGTTTGATGACTCCGAGTTTCTCGATCCGAAGCGGGCCAATGAACTGTATGGCAACCCGGATACAGGGCTGGTCTTTGACGAGCCGGTTCGCGAGAACCGCGCCCGCGCCATGCAGGAGAGGCACGACCTGAACGCCATCGCTCAGGCCGAGCTGGATACGATTCAGAATGTGGGTTGGGTGAAGGGTTCGGCTGGGTTCGTGACGCAGATGATCGGCGGGATGTCGCACCCTATCGACTTTTCGATGAACCTGATTCCGTTCGTCGGATCGGCCAAGCTGGCCAAGGGCGCAACCGGCCCGCTCTCTGCCGCCATGACTCGCGGCTTGTTGTTGTCCGAGGAAACCATCGCCAAGCATGTCACTTTTCCGCGCATTACCGCAGCAGTCATTGACGCCACGGCTGGCAACATCCTTGCCGAAATCCCTGTTGCCATCCAGGCCCGACGCAACAAGGAGGAGTACGGCACAGAGGACTTTGCGATTAACATCCTTGGCGGGGCGCTGATTGCGGGCGGGTTGAAAGGGCTTACCTTGGGCCTGTCTGGGGCAAGAGCGTCCTACTCCAAGCTTTCACCGGAAATCCAAACCCGTCAGTTCGTTGATGCTATTCAGGCGATGGCTGTCGGCAAAAGCCCGGACGTTCACAGCCACGCCACCGTTGACCCGAAGTTGATGGAGGCGGAATGGCGAGAGCTGGAAGCTGCGGTTCGTGCCGATGGGATGCGCATTGCCCAAGCCGATCCAGAGCTGAAGGCCATGACCATAGACAAGATTGTCGAAGAGGCCAAGGTCATTGCGGCCAAGCCTGACATCTCCGCATCGGACAAGGCGATTCTTACCAAGCTCATCGACAGGTTTGAGAAGGGCGACATCGACGCAACGGCAGTGGATAACATTGCCGCCATGGTTAACCGAGTGGTGGACTATGAAGGTTCGGCCAAGTTGATTGGCAACGAAGCCTACCAGACGCGGGCAGCTATTGACGCAGCAACCAAGATGGCTGCGGAAACGACCGACCCGGTTCTGAAGCAGCGCCTTGAGGACAACATCACAGCGCTTTAC